AAGAGGATTCGTAGAGGCTGCGGCCAATGGAATCTTGCACACCTTCCAACATCGTAGAGATGTGCGGAATCAACCGAGCGAGATGTTCCTGAATCTGCGCAGGATCAATCTGCGGAACACTGGCGGCAACACTTGGAAACTTAGCTTTTTTGACTGTGCCATCTTTCTGCACGCGTCCTTTGTATCCAATTTTCAGCAGTCTTTGACCAGTGAATGCAGTTGTCTCGCCGCTGATGAATGGCACAACTGTGTGTCGATTAGAAATGCTCATGATCTTAGTATCTCCGAGGTGATAACGGCAAAACCGCCGTGCTTCTAACATGCAATCGCCATGCCATACCTATTCGGCCGCAGATTGTCAATCTGACCGTGGCAAGAACTATGCCAGGCCACAAACTGTCATGCCATCACAAGGAATGTCATCTCACCATGTGAAATGTAACAAGCCTTGCCGTAGTTACCACTCACTCATATCTGCCAATCTAAATGAGAATCATTATCAATACCCACCCCCAAGGGCTTTTTTAAGTTTTTGTTGGCGTCCTATCCTATTGACTTCCCCAAATTTTACTAAATTTTTTCCATACATCTGCTACCTATTAATCTATCCAACATAACACAACCAATCCCTCATACCAGGCGCTTCTGGATAGGACTAATATCCACACATCATGCTACCAACCCTCCCCGCCAATCTCGCAACTAATCTATCCGATCTTAGATTATCCTCTGTTGAGCAGAGAGCATTGATTCTTCTAGGACAAGGTATAGAGCCGCGCACTGTTGCATCTGCCGTAGGTGTAACAGACTCACATATATCACAACTTCTATCTAACCCCGAGTTCGCGGCCAGAGTAGCTGATCTACGCTATGAGACTTTAGCTAAACACTCTGTACGAGACAATGCATATGATGAATTAGAAGACACTCTTTTAGAAAAATTAAAAAATTGTATTCCATACATGTCTAAGCCTATGGAAATACTTGCGGCAGTTACAAGAATCAATCAGGCTAAACGTCGTGGCTCCATGGTTAATCCTTCTTCACAATCACAAAATCCTGTAATCCAACTCAACATGCCTATCCAAGTCATAAATCAATATCGCCTTGATGTAAATAATCAAGTTATACAGGCTGGACAACAACCTCTTATTACTGTACAATCAGGATCATTGAAAGCAATGGTAGAAGCAGCCAAAGCTCTCCGAACAAAGGAAACTCAAAATGTCGAACTACTCCCTAGTCCAGCAGCAGCAACTGGCTAAGACTGCAACGGCTGCTGCTGCTCAGAAGCAGAAATTACTTGCTGAAAACAAGCAAGCAGCTAACCGTCACCTTCTTTCTATTAAACTTCTTCTTGCACAAAAACCACTATGCCGCTAGTTCCAGGCATTCCAGCAGAAATTCAACTTGGCTATGGTTCAGAACCTGAGCCGACCGAGCAGGAAAGTATAGAATCTAATTTCTCTACCTCCGAAGTAGATAGACTTTCCCGCGAGTCCCTAGATTTCCTCGCAGCTCTCTGTCTTCCAACAGTTTTTAAATACTTCTTCCCCACCGTATTCAAAGCAATCTGGTCGTGGCTACTTTCCTATGTTCATCGTACTCGTGATTTTTCCCAACTCGCAATAGGTTTACCTCGCGGATTCGGAAAAACTATGCTGATGAAAATATTCATCATCTATGTAATTCTTTTTACCAAAAAACAATTTATCCTAATAATTTGCGGTACTCAATCCAAAGCAAATAACATAATCTCCGACATAGCATCCATGCTCAATGAGCAGAATGTTAAGCGGGCATTTGGAGATTGGAATCTAGGCATAATCAACGAAAGACAGGATCTCAAGAGATTTGGATTTCGAGGTAGAAATATTATCCTAATGGGCGCCGGTGCCGAATCTGACATTCGAGGTATTACCCTAGAAAATGTTCGCCCAGATATCATGCTTTTTGATGATATTCAAACCCGGGAAGATGCAGATTCCGACGTAGTTTCTGAAAAAATAGAGACTTGGATGTACGGCACTGCAATGAAAGCAAAGAGTCCAGAAGGCTGTCTCTTTATTTTCATTGCAAACATGTATCCTACCAAATTTTCTCTTCTTCGAAAAATCAAAACCAATTCTAACTGGGTTAAATTTATAGCTGGCGGTATCCTTGCAGACGGAACATCTCTTTGGGAAGATCTACAGCCGATTGCACAACTACTTCGAGAATATGAAAATGATCTTTCAGCAGGTAAGCCAGAAATCTTTTTCGCTGAAGTTCTTAATGATGAAAACGCTTCTGTTAATCGTTTCATAGATATTTCTAAAATACCAGAGAATCCATATGAAGATGATACGCTCCACCAAGGAAATTTTATCCTCATTGATCCAGCAACAGATAAAATAAATGCCGATCTGGTATCGATAGGGTATTTTGAACTTTTCGATTCTAAGCCAGTTGGTGTGGAGATAATTGAAGATCGTCTATCTCCTGGAGACATATGTGAGCGTACAATTAATCTCTGTCTTCGGCATAATTGCCGACTCATAGTGATTGAATCCAACGCATTTCAATATGTCCTCGGCTGGATCATGAAACAAACACTGGAACGTTATGGTATCTCTGGTATTCAAGTAGTCGATATTTATTCTGGCCAAGCATCAAAGAATTCTCGCATCCTCACAATGTTTAAACAGCTTCTTGCTGGAGAACTCTATGTTGCCGCAGGTTGTAAATCCCATCTTACTTCCCAGATTGTTTCTTTCAACCCACTGAAAACAAACAATACTGATGGTGTGCTGGATCTGTTCACTTATGCAACCAGAGTAGTGGAAATGTACGGAGAATTTCTTATCTCCTCTCTAACTGTGGAAATGCAAGAATTCTCTGCCTTTCCAGTGTACTCTGAACAACAGAATTCTCCTTTCTAGGAACATGTTATGATAATTTTTCCTTCAGATTCTACTTCTCCAACCGATAAACCTTCTAAAAAATATTACCCGTCTTTTGATCCAACCGCTCTAGATGGATTTTATTCTGTTTTTAATCGTCCATATGAATCCGCCGAAGGTAAAACCCGTGAAGGTAATCCGCGCCGTAGAAAAGATAGCTCTGTATCTAGTTCTCAACCAGCTCCACAAATCTCTTCTAATCCTTTTTTAGCGGCAATGGGAGACTTTGGCGCGACAGATAATGTATCTAATCTGTCTTCAAATCCATACTCCGTCTCTGCGCGCGAAGCTAATTCTTTAGATACATTAATGGGCGCAGTTGCAGATCCTACTGTTAGTTACACCCAAAGCTCGCCAGAAAACTCAGGTAAAACCAACTCTTCCGGCAAGACCAACACACTGGATACCATGGTAAATTTAGCTACTTCTTATACTACTGGCGGCATCGGCGGAAAGATAAGTGCAGTGACTGGATTAATAGGTTTGATAAGCGGATTATTTAATCGCAGCGGCTCCGAGGACTCCCCAGGATACGATTCAAATAGCCTAGGACAAGGTTCAGCAGATTCAGCTGCAGGAGTTGGAGATAGTGCTGGATCTGGAGATGGACAAGGAGATGCAGGATCTGGCTCTAGTGATTCCGATTCAGATTCCGATTCTGGTACTGGAGATTAATTAATATGGCCGCAACTGTTGCTCAATTTGTTCCTGCAAAAACGCAGATGGCTTTCATAGATTACCATCGCTATGCTAGTGTGACTGTAGAGCGTCATTGGAAAATGCGAGAGCGTATGCGAGATATTGATCTTGCGTATCTCCGTGAGAATGATCTCTCCGAAGATCAGCTTCGGTCCAAAATTGCCAATGCCAAAGGTGACCCAACTAAGATACAAAATATCACTGTTCCAGTAATTAAGCCGCAAGTTAATGCAGCTGTAGCTTACCAATCTGCAGTATTTCTCACAGACTATCCTATCTTCGGTGTTGTCTCAGGGCCCCAGTATATTGATGCAGCTAAACAATTTCAAGCAGTTTTAGAAGAAAATTCTGTTCGAGGCGGGTGGGCTCGCCAACTTATGTTATTTTTCTACGATGGATTTAAATATAATCTTTCTGCTGTAGAAGTAACATGGGACAAAATTGTTACTGCTGCAATAGACTCCGACCCTTCTTTCAAAGGCGGAGAAGAGGGTAAGCCGAAAGAGATAATTTGGGCAGGTAATTGTCTCAAGCGTTGGAATCCATATAATATCTACTTCGATACCCGTTGTGAGCCCTATGATATTCCTACCCACGGAGAGTTTGCTGGCCACACCGAAATAATGTCTCGTGTTGCTCTTAAGGCGTTTATAAACTCTCTCGAAACAAAACTCATTGCAAATATTAAACCGGCTTTTGAATCGCCTTCTCTTCTCAACATGGGACAAGGGTCTAATCAAGGAGCTTCTTATCATCTTCCGATTCTCAATTACGATTCCCTTCTCTCTCCAGAAGACATTCAAACCACAGATTGGTCTGCATACCTAGGTCTCACTTCTTCCAATCGTAATGATCGGTTGAATTACAAAGGACTCTATGAAGTATCCACAGAATATGTGAGAATAATTCCTTCTGATTATTCACTGGAAGTTCCAGCAAAGAATACGCCACAAGTATGGAAACTCATAATTGTGAACCACTCTGTGCTAATTTATGCCGAACGCCAAACAAATGCACACGAGAAAATACCTGTCTTTTTCGGCTGTCCAAGCGAAGATGGCTTAGGATACCAATCAAAATCACTTGCCACGGATGCCAAACCGTTTCAAGAAGCAGCTACAGCACTGATGAATGCTACTTTAGCTGGCCGGAGACGCGCAATAACAGATCGAGTTATTTATGATCCGTCCCGAATATCTGAGGCGCACATGAATTCTTCCAATCCAGCAGCTAAAATTCCAGTGCGCCCGGCTGCTTATGGAAAACCTGTTGGTGAAGCTGTATATCAATTCCCCTATCGTGATGATCAGGCTGGAATGAATATGCAAGAGATTCAGATGATTGTTCAATTAGGAAATGTACTTAATGGACAGAATGCGGCGCGCCAAGGACAGTTTGTTAAAGGCAATAAAACTGACGGACAGTGGGAATCTACCATGTCCAGCGCTACTTCTAAGGATCAACTTACTGCACTGCTTTTAGAAGCACAAGTATTTACACCAATTAAAGAAGTGTTGAAAATTAACACGATGCAATACCAAGGTAAAGCATCTGTGTATTCTCCTTCTCAGGCCGAAAATATAGATATTGATCCAATTGTTCTCCGGAATGCAATTCTTAATTTCAAAATCACCGACGGTCTTCTGCCGAAAGAGAAAATTCTTTCCACAGAAACTCTCAAATCTTCCCTTCAAATTATCGGATCATCTCAAGCGCTTGCACAAGGATATAACATTGCACCGCTTTTCTCTTATCTAATGAAAACCGAGAATGCTGACCTGACTCCTTTTGAGAAATCTCCAGAGCAGGTAGCCTATGAAAACGCTCTTGCAGTGTATAATAATCTAGCATCTCTATCAGTTCAGAAAGGTATTCCATATGATAAACCGCAGCCGCTTCCAGAACAATTTGGTTTTGATCCAAAAATGGTGAACCCAGCAATGGCTTCTGGAATGCAGCGAACTCCAGGAACCTTAGGAGAATAACATGGCAGCCTTATCTACAGCATCCGCTTTTCAATCCTGGGTTCTTTCTCCGCAAGAAGAGCTTCAAGGAAAAATATTTACAATCACACAGAAACAAGTTATCCAAAATCGCATTGTCCAACTAGCCCACACCAGACTCAATCTATCTTATGATCCAGTTAATCAAATGATATTTCTTCAGCAAGATGCTGATCTGCGTGGGCAAATCCTTGCTCTTTCTTCTCTGCTTGATGAATCTGCCATGGCAGAAAATCAAATTACTAACCCCTCAGGAGTTTAATAATGTCTCTTATGCAAAAAATCTTTGGCGCCGCTAAACAACCTGTGCCGGCCCAAGGTAATTTTTCCCAACAACAGCAAGTTCCTCAACAACAACCGGGGAGTATCAACAATCCTCCTAACCAAGGTACACAACAATCTGAACAAACTGCTCCTAATGGTCTTGTGCCTGAAGGTGGAAATAAACCCCCAGAATCCCCTGTCGCAAAATTTACTGACCTGTGGCAACCTCCGAAACCTGATGAGTCTGCGCCGCAAGGTAATGAAGTTTCCGAATTTTCCCCCCAGAAATTAATGGAAGCTGCTGGAAAAGTAGATTTTGCTAAGTTAGTATCCCAGGAAGATCTACAAAAAATTCAAGCAGGCGGACCAGAAGCTATTACAGCGTTGATGAGCGCTCTAAACAAAACATCACAAACTGTGTTTGGCCAATCTGCTATCCTCTCCCAGAAGATGATGGATAAGCGAATTGCAGAAGCTCGGGATGAGTTCGCTGCACAGTTACCAAAACTCGTACGTAAACAGTCTAGCACTGAAAGCCTTATGGCTAAAAATGCAGCATTTGCCGATCCGGCTGTTGCACCAGTTGTACAAGCTGTGCAAGCTCAACTTGCAGAAAAATATCCAAAAGCCACTTCTATGGAACTTCAAGCAATGGCTGAGGAATATCTCATGGGCGTATCAGGAATGATTAACCCAGGGAAAAAAGATGCAGCTGAAGGTAAATCCAAAGAGGAAGCCGACAGTACAGATTGGGAAGAGTATCTTAAAACTTAATTTGCACTTAGTGCAGAAGGATTTCACAAATGTTTACCCGTTCGGTTTTGACTGATGGTTTGAATGGAGGTTTGCCAAAGCGTGCCTCTCCTGGTGATGGTTTTCACGCCAATGTGATTGTTGCTGCAAATGCAACTGATGCTAACTTAACTCTCGCGGTCACAGAAATGTTTGGCGGCGCAGTGCAGTTTACTGGTTTTACCGCTGGTAGAAACGTCACTACGCCAACTGCTGCACAGATTCTTGCAGTTGCCCCAGATATGAATGTTGGCGATAGTTTTGTTATCAAAGTCAGCGTTGTTCCGGCATTTGCAGCTACTTATGTTGCAGGTGTTGGTGTAACTCTTCTCGGCCGCGCAACTACTCCAGCTTCCAGTGTTAGTGATGTTGTCATTACTCGCACCGGCGCCGCCACAATCTCATGGCGTGTTCTCTGAATTACTCTCTACTCCATTACACTAAGAGGTTTATTTAAATGACTACCGGTATTTTTAACACTAGCCAATTTACGCAGGATCTGGCCGCAAAAAGTTTTGCTGCTGCCATTACTCGTCTTATGCCAATGGGGCAAGCTCCATTATTCGGCATGACTGCAATGCTTCCTACGGAAACTGCACTTCAAGTTGAACATGGTTTCTTCACCAAGACCATGATTTTTCCGAACATGAATCTTGATGCGGCAGTTGCGGATGGTGTAGTGAATATATTCACTGTCGCATCTACTGCAAACCTGCTTCCTGGCATGCTTTTGCGAGCAGAATCGACAAAAGAAATTGTTCTGCTTAATCAGATTATTTCTCCCACGCAAGTACAAGTTCAGCGCGGAGTTGGCACTACTGCTGCTGCAGCTATTGCAGATAATGTGAACTTCTACCAAGTTGGTAATGCATTTGAAGAATCGTCGATTCGTCCGAATGCGTTGCAAATTAATCCGGTACGGATCACGAATCTGACGCAGATTTTTCGCAACACTTGGGCGCTTAGCGGTTCTGCACAGGCAACTCAAGTTATTGCAGGAGAAAGCACTGTTGCAGAAAACCGCCAGGATAACGCAGCTTTTCACGCAGCGGATATTGAAAAGGCATTGTTCTTCTCGGAAAAATCTCAGTCAACTCGAAATGGTCAGCCGTTCCGTACTATGGATGGTTTGATTCCGATTGTTTCTAATCTGACTTACTATCCTCCGAGCTATTCCGCAGTTAACGTGAATACTGCTGGCGGCACCACGAACTTTACGCAGCTTGAAACTTTCCTGGACCCGGTATTCAATCAGAGCACCGATCCAAAAGTTGGTAATGAACGAGTTCTTTTCGTTGGCGGCACTGCGCGCAAAGTTATTAACAACATTGGCCGACTCAATACGCAGTACCAAATGATGAACGGGGCCACTAGCTACGGTCTTCAGTTCAGTCAGTTCAATATTGCTCGGGGCTCGTTCCGTATGATTGAACATCCTTTGTTCAATTCTAACGTGGACTGGGCAAAGTATGCAATTGCAGTTGATCTTAGCACTTTCCGTGTTGCCTATCTTGGAGGCCGAAAGACAATGAAAGCTGATTTCAATATGGCCGGCCAGGTTGTTGACAATGGCATTGATGCAGTTGGCGGCACTTTGACTACGGAACTCACTTGCGTTGTTAAGAATCCGCCAGCTAATGCGTTGATCATGAACATGAATGCAGCGGCTGTTGGTTGAGTGAGATGGACGAAGTTCGTAGATCAGGAGATCGTCCACTAATGATCACTGAAATACGTGCTTGGTTAACTGTGGCAATTGCTTTTACAGCTCAGTTAGTTGCCATAGTTTACTGGGCTGCCAGTCTCTCTTCAGATCTTAAAAGCGTAAATCAGCGATTGTCTGATTACCAAACACTCACTACGCAAAAATATCCTGCCTCTGAAGCTGAAAAAGAGTTTGCTTTAATTAAACGAACTCTTGATGACCATGAGAGCAGATTAAGGAGACAAGAAGATACGCAATTTCGTCGAAGATAACGCCTCCTGAGGGCACCAGTTTTCTGGTAAGTGTTCTGGATAAAAACATTTACTACTTTTTAACCCTCAGTCGGAAAAAATTATGTCATCTACTGCCGAACTTCTTAAAACCATTGCTGCTGCTGCTTCTACTCAAGTGCCTGTTCTTACTGAAACAGTTCCTGGTACTGAAGGTATTGATCGCACTAAACGAGTATTTAAATCTGCCTCATCTTCAATGCAAATGTGTTCTGACGCAGGCACAGTAATCATATTCATTCGAGGACGATTTATTACTTCTGACCCGGAAGTAATTGAATATCTCGATCGACAAATTAATAAATTCAAAGTTCCTGGCTTAAGTATTGACCCAGGTGAGATGTATTACGATGCAAATATTCACGATCCTATTGCTGCGCTTCGTGGAAGCATTCGTCGGGAATTGATTGAAGAAGCTAGGCTTTTAGCTCAACAAGCTTCTGGCAACCCAGCTCGTGATATGGGTAACTATGAACAAGGTAGATTAAATCCTGCAAATACCACAAGTATTGCACCTGTAGCAGCTGGCTCTGGTCCGCGTGGTTGATAAGGAAATATAATGAACTTGGTTGAATTGCAAGAAAAAGTTATTGAAATAACAAATCGTCCTGATTTAGCAGCATTGACTTTTTCTGCAATTCAGTCTGCTACTCTTAAAGCACACAGATTTGATTATTTTCCTAAAGATCTATTCCAGGGCGTAATAGACACAGGATCTTCAAGCGCAGAGAAAGAACTTTCTACAACTCTTGCTCTTCCTAGATTTCGCACACTTAATTTTGTGCGAGTCTATGATATTCCTACCGCCAAGCCGACAGTAGAATTTAATATAATTGATGCATTGAATCTCAATGATTCTTACGGAATCCAGAGACCCTATGTTGCTTTCCTTGCCGGAGATAATATTCGCCTCAAGGCAGCAGTTGCATTCCAACATATCTATATTTCCTACTATGTCGATCCTGTGATAACTGCTGCAGGTTACTCTTCATGGGTCGCTAATGGGTTCCCTTTTGCAATAATTCATGAAGCAGCGGCACAGATATTTCGTTCGATCGGACAAATGGAAAAATTCCGTTCTCAGCGAGAGCTTGTTTCGGATGAATTAACTATTATCCGCACAACCAGTATTCAGCAGGTTGGATATTGAGATAATCATGGCACAGATACATTACAGAGCTAATCTTTCTGCTGCTGTATTTCCTATGACAGTGGCTAAAGCTGGAAGAAGTGTAATTATTCCCGGGCCGGACCAAAATTTTGATCGCAGAATAGATGCTCCTGGAGACACGCAAAGAGGGTCTGTTGGAATTCCTCAAATAATATACATGGAAAATGTGTTACCTTCAAGCGAAGGGTATCAATCTGTTGGATCTCAACTAGTTCATACTATAGTTCCAGCTGGTTTATTTCCTGGGGGTCTTGGATCTTTTCCTGGAGGAGCTACAATAACTAACTTTGTTAAGTTAGACATGGCGCTTACTCAACTTCTTCCAGCCTCTAAATTATTTGTAGCCTTTTTCAGCAATGGCTCTTTTTCTGTAGCTTTTGAATCAGAATTAACTACTTGGCCAAGATTTGCTTTTCCATTTCCTTTTGCCGGCCCGGCTATAACGCCAGAGAACAGTAATTTTTATCTAGTCCGCGGTCAGTATTATTTCATGTACAAGACTCCTGCGGTAAGATTTTACACCTTTGATACCCTTGGGGTTTTTACAGATATAACTGCTACTGTTTATGCTGGCGCATCAGCAAACGGAGCTGATCCAATAGTTAATTTTTCCTATGCTATAAGTTCTTATAACTATCACATAATAGCCTCCACCACAGCAATAGCTTGGTCATCTACAACTACTCCTACAGATTTTTCTCCGTCTCTCGTGTCTGGTGCAGGCTACGAACAAATTAATAACCTTAAAGGTAAAATTGTTTTTCTAAAAGACCATATAGACGGCTTTTTTATCTACACTACTGAAAATGTGTTGTTTGCTCAGTATACTGGTAATCAAAGATATCCTTGGAAATTTAGAGAAATACAAAATTCCGGCGGCTATATAACTCCAAGACAAGTTGCAGGAGACACAAATAGCGGCGGGCATTATGGAGTTGATGTAGCTAAAAATGTTCAAGTAATTTCTGCGGGAGGAGCAAACTCTACTTTTCCTGATATAACAGATTTTTTATCTAGATCAGACACTTTTGATTCTTACGATTCAGTAACAGGGCTTTTTACGGAGAATATTTTAAATAAAGCCTTGAATCCAAATGTTTGGTTTGTTCTTGATAGATATATAATTATCTCGTACACGCAGAATGTTAATCAAGAGTGGCAAAACGCTGTAGTGTATGATATAGAATTAAAAAGAGT